GCTACCTACAGAAGTTCCACCGTCTAGTAAATTTAATTCTGATGCCGTAGCATCAACCGCAGCAAGTTTAGTAAAATCAGCCTGCACTAACCCTGATACCCCATCTAGTAGATTTAACTCCTCTGGCGTGGATGTAATCTGTGTGGTACTCGCTGCTGCAAGAACTGGCAAAGTTCCAGACTGGTTTGGCAAGCTTATTGTTCTGTCGGCTGTAGGATCAACTGTTGTAAGTGTTGTCTCATGTGCGTCAGGGGTAGCTCCCTCAAACACAAAAGCGTTCTGGATGTTTATGGTTGTACTGTCTACTGTTGTGGTTGTACCACTTACTGTTAGATTGCCTGTTACTGTCAAATTATCGTTAACCGTTGTCTCTGATGTAGTATGCCCTATGGATATGGCGGTTCCTGATATACCTGTGCCTATTGCTACAGACTCGCCACCATCTCCTGTATCAACAACAAGATAGTTGTCTGACCCTTGCTTTATTGTAAACGCTGTAGCTGAGTTATCAGAAACGGCTACATTTATATCCGTTCCATCTGCACTAATAGAATCAATAGCAATGTCGCCTACGTTTGTGATATTGTTGTCACCAAAACTTACGTTATCTCCAAAGGTTTTGTTTGTTAGCGTAGCCGTCGAGGATGTTGATACTATTCGAGCGTCCCCACCTGTGCTAGGTAGAGTTAAAGTATTACTAGCACTCTCTGAATGAGGAGCTGCGATTATTGTTTGTCCGTGTGAGTTAGCCTCACAGTTTAACTTTATAGCACCTTGATTGGTGTTTCCTTTTACAACAACTTTTCCTGTTCCGTTTGGAGCTAATTCTAAATCTCTGTTTGATGTGGTTACAATATCGTGGGTCTGAACGTCCAATGCTCCACCCAACTGAGGTGAAGTGTCGTTTACTACGTCAACACCTGTAAGGCTTGCGCCACTACCACTAAAAGCCGTGGCTGTTACTGTACCTCCGATGGACACATTATTGCTACCATCTTCAACAACAATCTTACTGGCAGGCACTGTGATAAACACATCTTTAGTTCCTGCACCAAAGTCCACCAGATTATTACTGTTAGAACTCGCTATGACTGATCGTGCTAATGTGGTTCCAGAAGATGTGAATGTTCCTAGACCAACCTCAAAAGCACCATTTGTATTGTCAACAATAGCATAATAGGTTGTATCTGAATTAGATAGATTAGCAGTAAAAGTTTCAAAGTTAATGACTGCACCTGCCAGAGTGATTGTGCCTGTACCTGTTGTCGTTGTCGTTTCACGAACTCTATCTGCAATCACAAATGCCATTAAGCTATCCTTATTATCGCATTACTTGAATCAGCCGTTGGGAATACAACGGTAAAGTCTCCAGAGGATGCTGACTTGTCTGCTCCAAAATCTAAAACACATACAGATGTATCACCAGTAGTGTCTTCATTAAATATTAACGCCCCTCTTGCTGTTAGCGTTACATTGCTGAATGTAAGATCAGAAAAATCCGTAAGAGCCGTTGTACCTGATGTGCTTGGGTCTACTCTTGTTAAGGTTCCACCCTTTGCTGTGTAGTTTGTTCCTGATACTTCATTGCTTGTTGTGTACGCTGTTGTTCCTGCACCTAAACTCGCACTTGATGTATACAAGGCTAATTTAAACGTATTACCTCCAGTATTTAGAAAGTTGTGCTTTCCCTCTAATAGTTCTTTTTTGAAAGACGTACACATTGCTTGTGATATAGCCATTATAGTCTCCTTATATGTTCTGCAAGTTGTTCTTGTCCTGCATCTTTAATAGCGTTGTAAATAGTTGTTCTGTCTGATTTTATAGCTTCTTTCATATAAAACGCTATAACTTTTTCTAGGTGTTCTTTGAAGGCTCTTGCCTGTTCTCTAACATCTGGCGATGCTGTTTCACTTACTTCTACTATTTTATCAGAACACCTCTTGGCTATTTCTTCTGGCGTAAAGCCTCTATTTTCTGTGGTGTGTACGTTTACTATAGGTGTTTTGGGTAGTTCCATTAACATTACATTATCCTTGGTTCACCGTTTCTATAACTATCTCTTTTGTTTCTGCCATCAGCAAGTTGCTGTAATCCTGCCATAGCCTCATCATACCGTGTTTTGTAAAACGATATTATATCAGCTTCACCCTTCATAAATGTATAAGCCTCTAGTAATGCCCCATACAACAAAGTTGCCTCTGCATTATCTCCTAACCAAGATGTAGCTGATGTAACTATTGATGGTGGATCGTAATAGTAGTGCAGTTGTACTGTGTATGTAGAGTCTGGAGTGGGAGCTAATAAGAAGTTGTCTCCATCAAACAAAGAGTAATACAAAGGAAGCCCTGTTGTTCCTGTTGCAGGATATGCCTCTCGTATGAAGTTTACATCCTTTGGTAGTAAGAAAGAGTAATTACTACTGCCATCTACAACAGCAATAGAAAATACAGCTAGGAAATCTGTTGGCTTTGCTAAGAACCTATTACTCGTGGTCAGCGATGTTGTTACATTCTTTCTGAGTTCTGGTATAAGGATAGATCGATATATTCTTTCTTCTGTTTGCCTTACAAAGTTAGGAATATTACTGACAAAAGTTGTTTCGGTATTGTCCGTGTATTCCTTTATTGACGCTGTAAGTTCTGTGTAGTTCATTTCTTGCTCTTACTTTTTGCGTATAGATTATCAAATATCTGGTTGACATCCAAGACATAATCCAAATCCGACTTGGAGTAGTGTATATGCTGTGATGGCAAGAAATCAGGTGGCCCTTCTCCTGTTTCAAACCATGCAGGATGTGTAACACGCACTCTGTTGTTAGGCAATGCTACTATATTTCCTGTCCACTGACCTGCGTCTAGCAATTCTAATACATGACTTTGCTTGTGTTGTGCAGGATCATCAGCTATTTCACTATCTACATAGTCCACAGTAAATAAATATTTAGCAGGGTAGAAGTCTTTGCCTATCTTTGCTAACCAAGGACATGGTGTAGCCCTATCCAAAACATACACAGCGTGGTGGAGGGAGGAACAATCCCACGGCTGCGCATAGTGAACAGGCATGGGTTCTGCCCACTCCTCAACTGGAGTATCTGCTACTAAAGCCGTAATTGGCATTCTAGCCCACATCGCTCCACCATGTACATTAGGCTCGTCCGTGTCATCGGTTTCACAGCCTGTAAATATAACTTGAAAACTAAGACATCTATTTGGCATTGTTGTCACGGCAATAGCCATAGCGTGAAGAAACTCACCATGATACTTTTGGTGATTATGGGTATACTCCCTCCGTACCCAACATTTGAAATGTGGGATGTTACTTTGTAGATAAGGCATATTTTATACTTTGGTTAGTTTGTATCCCTTAGCTTTAGCAGCAGCTCTTATCTTAGCAAGGCTCATTGTCGCTCCACCACCCTTCATCATTTTCTTCTTCATTGTGGCTCCACCCATAGCGTAACCCTTCTTCTTCATGGCTCCACCACCACGCATCATCTGCTTTTTCATAGTGGTTCTACCACCTGCAGCCATGCCTTTCTTCTTCATCTTTCCACCACCTACATAACCTTTTTTATTTCTTTTCATCGGCATATCTTATCTCCTTAGCTTGTTGTTACCGTGACAATGCCAACCAGACCAAAGATTGGCGATATTTTTAAATCGAAGTTGTCAAACTGAGCAACACCAACAGACAACTCTAAAGGCTCTGTCTTCCCCTGCTGCTAATTCAAACTGAAACTCATACTCTTGTTTTAATCCTGCCACTCTATCAGCCACTTCTGGCTTCTTCATGGCTATGTAATACGCCAATCCTGCTACAAGACATGGTACAAACCGTGGTGGCACAAAATTCGTTGTGGTTCCTGTTATACCAGTTGCAATACTATCGATGCCTTTTAGCCTAAAAAAGGCTAACGTGTATGTCGTGTCTGGAACAGGGTGCAACGTGACTGTCGTAGAGCCTGCTAGTCTTTGTACAAATATCTGTGTTGGCTTACCTTGTGTATTCTTATTTGATTTTTGGGCAAACGTAGAAACACTTATTCTATTTACATTCGTGTCAAGCTGTGATGTTCCTGTGCCTGTTCTAATCGTATGCTCAATGATATCAATGGTATCTGATGGCATAGTGTATGTGGCTGTACCTGCTGATAGGGATAATGTGCCAGACTCTATAGTAAAAAGGTTTATACCTCTGTTTTGCCACTCCAATGTTAATATCTGAAAGCTACGTCTAGCTGTCTTTAAGTCATAGCCAGAACGCATTTCAAGCCCTGCTCTCTCAAAGGCTTCTTCAAATATCTCTGGTAAGTCTGGTGTTACAACTGCCATTAAAGCCTCCAATCTCTTCTATTTATAATATTATTCCTCATTCTTTTCAATCACTAATGGTTTGCAATACGCTGAGTAAGTATTTCTTGTTTGTCTTTCATTGTAAAAGTTTATTTTCTTAGCGTACCAGTTGCATCTGTCTATACTTCCGTATTGTAAAGTATCATCATATATTTCTGAACCTTCTAAAATTACAAGAATAAACACTAGTGTCTTCATTTGAAGCTGTCATTTAATGAATCAACGACACTATCAATGTTTGGTTCTTTGCCGTTAGGATCGTATTTACATTGAAACTCTACAGGACACTGACCCTCAACCACTAAAGTGTATGTATTGTTGGCTCCTCTATATAAACACACTTGCTTTCCATTCTTAGCTTGTTTTCTTTTATATCGTCTACACGTTACATACTTTGGGTTTTCTCTAATCCCTTTTCTTTTTTCCTGTTCCCAAGTCCAGTCACTGAATTTTTTTAGAAAACAGGTATAACATTGCTTAATATTATCCGACTGTGCCAAATAGATAATAGTTCCATCAGTGCAAATCCATTCAAATGTCTCTTGTCCTCCATCTTTCCTTACGCACTTAGCTAAACCATCCTCTGTCGAAACCCATAAGGGTGTAGACGAAAAGACCAAGAAGACCGATGCCAACACTAAGGACAATGGTAAGTGCCACAATACCGATGACTTTTTCCCTAAATATCTTTTTATCATATATCTCCTGTTGCCTACGTTTCCTTATCTGACCTTCCATACGAAGAAGTTCATCCCAAGCTGCTGTTCCATGCGTAAACTTAATAAACTGTTGAAGCTCATAGCGTTGTTCTTCCAAACGCTTTTTAGCAGTAAAGGCTTCTATTGCCTCCTGCTCAATGCTTCCCCCACTAAAAACTTTACGAAACATGGTAGGGTTCTTGGCAGATTTGTGAGCTGCATCTACATCACTAACAGCACCCATCCATCTGGATAAATCCTGTGACATAGATTCCAAGTCACGACCTGCCTGAAACGCTCTTTTTATGCCGTTAAAAGCCGTGCTTGCTGTAGCAACAGCAGCCGAAATAGTTACTGGATCGAACACGTTAGTACGTTTTACGCATCTTCAGAGTGATTGTGTAGGTATCAGCACTAGAGTGACCCACAGTAGTAAAATCAATATCACCTGTCTTTCCAGACCCTGCGTTATTTTTTAAACCACCAAACTCACTATAGTCGTGATGACCACTCTGATTTTCACCTAACTCTATAATAAAAGCATCAGATGTTGCGTCAAAAAACAACCTAACCTTCATGCCTATGCACTGCCACCAGATTTTTTCTATGGCAACACTCGTACAAGTATTGCCATTTATATCTGCATTCAATGCACTGACATCGACCTTTTTAACTGCTGATTCGCCTGTACCGTCAGAAATGTTCGTAAATTTCATAACAACATGCTTGTCGCCATCAAAAAGGGTTTGTGATGTTACTGCATCAGCCATGTTTTACCCCCTTAGAATACTGAATATTCTAGTTCAACTGTAAATCTTCCTGCTGTTATATCAGCATTAACAGCCGTTGTCGCTCTGGCATAAAGATGCACATTTGCAACAGCTGCCGTTACGTTTGGCACGAAGATGTGATAGTTACCTGCTGTGTTGTTAAAGTTGATATCAATCTCTGTGATAGATTGTGTAGCACTTAGCTGTTCGTTAAAGGATGTTACTCCTGCACCAACTATCTCTGTTCCTGATACAGCTGCGTTTGTCGCTGTTCCAGAAGTAGAACTCAATGCTAAGTTACCTGCAAGAGTTTGACCTGCTGCTGTGGTAATACCTATCAAAGCTCTGTGTAAGAATATCTTTGATGGTGTAACTAGATCATCAGGAGCATCTACGTTTAATGTTCCTAATTCTACAAGACAGTCACCATCTCCATACGCTACAGACGCTGCGTTTGTGCTTGCTAGTGTACCTGCGAAAGACTGTATCTTTCGTGTACCCATAGAAATGAGTTGACCTGTTGAGTTTACAGAAAAACCTGTCTCTGTAAATGCACCTGTGGTGCTACTCTTGTTTACTGCTTTAAATCCTCCAGTTGCTCTAACTGGACCTGAAAATGTTGTATTGCCCATATTAATCTCCTTGTCGTGGCAAATGTCAGCTTACGCTGTCAAGGTGAAATTAGAAGGGGGCGAGAAATCGCCCCCAAAGTTGCTAGTTTACGCAGCTCCTGTTGAACCGTAAATTCCAAGTGGATCAGACACACCGAAAGAATATCTCTCTCTCGCTTTATATCTTACGTTTCCAGTGTTGAAATCACCGTCCATGCCAGTAGCCATAGGAGTTCTAACGAAATGCTTCATTCCGTTTGGAACATCTGTGATGATGAAGAAAGCATCACTATCTGTTAGATAATGGTCTC